AAGAAACAGTTTTAGCCATTACTTACCGACCTTTTTCATTGCTTCTGTATGAGATTTCAAAAATGTAGTTCCATTTTTCATCGCATTGACCATATACTTCATATGTTCTTTAGAATGATGTTCTGAATGTTTTGCAAGTGATGTTTGCTGTCTAGTTGTTAACTTAGACACATCAACTCCTTTTATTTTTTTAACTACCATTTTGTTCTATTTGCCCAGTAAGCTGCGGACATCTTCCCCTTTTTTATGTTTTTAGCGTGTCTAGCTTTAAATGACTTTCTTCTAGCTTTAGACTTAGCATCTGTTCGTTTACCTGCTCCAGATACACCTTGTTGTCCAAATCTAATGAGTCTTACTTTACCACCTTCTTTTGCTAAAACTGCGTGAGATTTTTTTGCGTTAGGCGTTTTCTTTGGTTTATTGTAACCTGAAAATTTTTCTCCTCTGTATGTGACCATTATTTTGCTCTCCTTACTGCTTTTCTTACCTTTTTAGAGTATTTAGCACGACTACCAACTCCGCCAGCTTTACGTTTTTTTCGATTTGATGCTGCTTTTTCTGCTGCTGTCATACCCTTTCTAACACTCTCAGGAAGGTAACGCCCTCTTTTTGATTTAGGCTTTTTTTCGTCAGCCTTTGTGACGTAACCCCATTTTTGTACTCCCCATCGTTGAAGAGACTTTTGGGATTTTTTAAGAGCCATTAACGGTAACCTCCACCGCGTTTTTTGTATTCTCGAGCTAACATCTGTGCTTTTCTTGCAGACCACTGTCCTGGAGAACCTCCCTTTCCACCTGCTTTGATTTTGTTGAATAACATCTTTCTCATAGTAGGTCTAGTATAGTTTCCAGCTTCGTTAACTCTAGACTTAGTCTTCTTAGCCATTTTTAAGTATTTAAGCTTTTGCTTTTTTTGCTTTAGGCTTTGCCTTTGGTTTTGCTTTTGGCTTTGCTTTTGGCTTTGCTTTTGCTTTAGGTTTCGTTAATTCTTCTATTTCTGCTTCTTCCTCTTTGGTAGGTACTCCAGCTTTCATAGCTTCTTCTACTAATTCAGCTAATTCCCATCCTACTAGTTGATTCATTCCTCTTTCGAATAATCCTCTAGCCTTGAGAAAATCTAACATTTCTTGCTTTTCCATAATTTATTCTCCGTTTATTTTTTCTTATTTTGTTGTCCGTGTATGTGTTCTTGCTCTTTAGCCTCAATCATCTGTGCTTGCTTCTGAGATTGATTGTTATAATCAATAACTGATTGTGCTTTAACCTTATAGAACGCTGTCTTTTCTGCTTGTTCTTGTTTCCAAACATCTAATGCGTCTTTCAATATAAGTAAGGCTGGCCCACCTAATATTGCTATTAATGTCGTATATGCTTCAATCTGTTGTAATACCGCACTGTCTTGTAGACCGTGCCATATAACATAACCTGCAAAAGTAACCCACAGTAGAACTAAAGGCACAGCTAACATAAACATAAATATGTCGTTGAACGTTACTCCTTCTCTTGCTACGTCTTTGCTCAATTCTGTTTTCCTCCTCGGTAATTTATTCTTTATCTGTTTTACAACAGCAGCCGTCATTATTAGGACAATTACAAGTCCCAGAACAGCAGCAGCAATTGCAACAATTTCCAACAACATTGTTAACCATTTCACTCATACCCACTCAATAACTTCTCTTACCTGCCATTGTGCCAGGATAAGATTTCTTTTTCTTTTTCTTTTTCATTTCTTCGCTTTTGTTTACTAGCATTATTCATCCTCTCTTCTTCGCATATCAGAAGAATCATCATTGCTTGTGTCGGCTTTGGAATTAGCACTTCTACCTATTCCCCCTTCACCCCCAACGTTCACCATAGAAACATCTTTGAAGTATGTTTGACCATCATCAATAATAGACATTTGTTCTAATAGTTTTTCTCTTGATATAACGTTCGTTTGAAATAATTGTAACCATATTTCAGGTTCGTAATATTTTCTAAATACTAAACGACAAGGTTGTTCAGTGATGTCAGGGAATATCTGTGTTTCGAAAAACCTGGCAACTGCCCTCCTATATCGTTCTATTTGTCTCTCTGCTCTTATTTCTTGACGAGATATAATAGATTTATTAGCACCCGTCTGTTCTATCAACCCTATAGAAAATAAGTAATTCATTAGGAGAGCAGATATAACAGGCTCTAGATGTCCCATAACTTCTAATACTCGACTGTCCCTAGAACCAGCGCCGGTTGTTCCCATATAACCGACCTCGTGATGATTATCAATCGCCACGACTCCTTGAGTAGCCGAAGATATTTTATCGTAGGCTCTAGCAAGATTTTCTAACGCAGTCTTCTTGTCGTTCTCTGAATCGAGACCACTTAAGTCAGCGCTTATAACTTTTAGATTATTAGCATTCTGTTTTATAGATGCGAGAATATCTCGGTTGACACCCTTTAATGATTTGATAACGTGAAAACTAGACCGACCAAATGGTATGCCGTAAGGCGACCTTGCATCACGTTTGATACGGCACAAGGCTATTTGTTCGTTCCTATAATCACCGAAGTCGTTTATTCTCCAGGTTCTCATATTAACTAAAAATCTAGAGTCTGATGCGACAGAAACTTGTAAAAATTGAGTATCTTCGACCTCATTAACTTTAGCTCCTAAACTTCTTGAATAAGTTTGCTTAACACCCTCTACAGTAGAAGGTAGCTTTGCTTCAGAACCTAAGCGATTTACAGGTTTATTAGAAGCAACCTTTCTTTCATTTGCCATCGTATCGAGACGTAAAAGACGACCATTCATAGCCTTAAGTTGCGTCAATTGTCCATCAGACCAATACTTCTTCAACGCACCTGTACCCTCCCGTACGACATTGAGACCCATCATCTCAATTTCGTCGTATGCTAGTGGGTCAACATTTTCAAAGAATTTACGAACCTCATCGGCACCTTCACCTACAAATTGATAATCGGTGAATAACTCTCCAACCACGTAATCTACTAAAAAGGAGAACCACTCGTTTTCTTGATATTCTAATAGATAATGGTCGTAAAACTTTGTAACTTCTTTGTCCCTGTAGTCCCCTATGTTCGTATCGTATACGTCAAAGGTTTCTGAAGAATCAGTCAGTGGACTGTCTGCGGATGAAAACCATCCGCCAAAAAATGGTGATTTATTGTTATCTTCTGTCATAGCGACTCTCCATTATTTAGATTTGGAACAAATCTCCATTGTCTTCGTACAGTGCAGGATTTTCTAAATACGGTCTGCGTTTATCTACCCAGATAATGCAACCACGTTTTCCTACGTACGTAATATCATATCCGTATTTCTTTGCGTACGTTGCTAGAGCCCAGTGGCTTTCGCCAAAGTACTTGAATCCTGTTATGATACGATGTAACGTACCTAAAGGTATCCCAAGTTCATCTGCGAACACTCTATAGCTCTGCTTCTTACTTTGATTTCTATAACACCAATTTAAGATGGCTATACAATCATTTTCTAAATTACCGCCGTAAAAGCTCATATTTTTAATTTCGATACTCCAAAACCTAAAAAGGGTGGACTTACATCTTTCGATAGATGTAGAAGGGCTAATCCCATACTATCGAGTAAATCGATAGTCCCACCTACAGGTTCTTTGAATTTTAAATAGTTAGAAGTACCCTGCACTTTCTGAACTACAACTCCGTCGTGCTCTAGTAAAAATTTAGTGTAGAACGGCTCACTCTTAGGAACTTTCAACCGTCCGTCCATAATAATCTTACGATAGTTCTGTAACATATCGTGTTTGAAAGGGCCAGTCATCCATACTCCAAGAACTTCCTTCTTTGCTGCTGTTTCGTTAGAATATATCTTCACCGAAGGTATTCTCCTAGGTTCTTTAGTGAGGTCAGCCGTTATTTGTATACCTACTGCAGTAGCATCTGGATATATCCTTACTATTTTATCTTTATACGCGTGATATATAGTCTTTATACGTTCTATAATAGGGTCATAGTCTCTTGTGCCTGATTCTGGGGGCGTGGGGGCTATTTCTTCCCAAAATACTAGACGTGCGCGGTCCCCTGTTACCTCAAATACCGTTATTTGTGTAGGGTTTAGCAACAAACCGTAGTCAATCCCCATAATATACTCTCTTCCTGCCTCTGGATTGATTTTTAAGTCCCAAGATTCGCTGGCACACTCCTGCAAAAACAGTTTTGGAAAGAATTTACCTGCAGATTTAGGGAATTCTCCCATATTTTCCGCAACAAAGTCCTCATTTAACATACAACACTTGTTACACTTCCACCCATCTATCTCCGCTTCCTCTGTTAGGTCGCGCGGGGCACATAATCCCTTCTTCAAAACCCACTGACAGGGTATATTTAGACGTTTAAAACGGTTTTTTATATAGCTACGGGTGATTGCACCCTGTTTTATGGCGTCCCAGACGTCAATGTGGTGTGTTCCGTACTCTTCGGGCTCCTCTAAGTAGGCTTCCCACTCTATTTCTAGCTCTGGATTGGCCACTGTCTTAGGTGTTCCTACCATTATCATCTTCTTTTCGGTGTAAGTATCGGCCATCATATCGTCAATAACCGTAGTTCTTACTTCCTTTGTAACCAACTCTATCTCATCCACGACGAAAAGAGACCCTTTGTTACCTCTTTTACTGTCTGCTTTCTGTGATTGCGCTAAATTACTAGCTACAACCTCGGATTCGTTAGAACCGAACCGAATATATTCCTTACCATAGGTACCTCTATCGCCCATCTTAGCCTGTGGTTGCACATAAGTCTGCATTAGATAATCACATCGCTTTAATGCCTT